CGGTAGCGCCGTTATCCTTACCGGCATCACCGGGGTCGCCCGTGTGCAACTGGAGATAGAAGTTGCTCGGAGCCGTGAAGGACGTGGTGCCCGTCACATGGTCAAGAAGTTTCAGTTCGGCGTAGTTGCTAATCGACATGGTTCGTTACCTCTGCGGGGATCGTACCCCACGCCGAACTTGTGAGGGAAGGGCTATGAGGAAGTAGCCTGCTCTCGCTTCGGAATGGGGCGCTTCTTGGGAGCAACCTTGCGGGCCTGCTCCTTGGAGAGTTCGATGATGCGGATGCCATCGGCGTTCTCGTCCGGTACCTCGGCACCGTGAGGGAGAGCGTCGACATAGCGGTTCTGCACCAGCGAAGTCAGATGAGTCCAGCCGGTCACGTCTACGACTTCGCCACGCACGAACGCCCTGTCACCCTTGAATGGGCGCAGGACGACGTACCACTTCGTCGGAGGGCGGACGGCTTCGATGAGGGGATCGGACACTTAGGTCACTCCTTCACTTGTCGGGTGTGGAATCAGGTGAGGTCGACCCACAGATAGTCGAAGTCGACGGCGGCGTTGTCGATGGCTCCACCAGTCGCATTGACGGCGTAGACCGTGACCGTGTTGGCCGCAGTCACCGCCGCACCAGCGAAGGCGAGGCCAGCGGTCAGTGCACCGGGGTTGAGGACAACGATGTCGCCATCCGCAACTCCGGTGACCGTGACCGTCTTCGATCCCGTCGTGTTCGCACTGATGGAGCCGAAGTCCACCGACACCGTGCCCGAGGCAATCTTGACAATATCGGAACCCGAGCCGACGTTGAGTCCGCCGAAGAGTCCCTTGCCTTTGGTAAGTCGGTTAGCCATGTTGACTCCTTATCAGGCGACGCAGGCGGAGAAGAAGTACCCAAGGTCAGTCGAAACGACCTTGTAGTCCCACGCCATCTGCGCTTCGATGCGATCCGCACGGAGTTCCGGCATACGGAACCGGCTGATGCCGATGTTCTGGCCCATGCCGTCCGAGACACCCCGCCATGCGAACTGGTAGCCCGCCGAGGGGGTCAGAAGTCCCGGCGACGGAGCGACGTAGTAGAGGGCGGCGTTCTTGCCGTGAATCTGAGCGAACGAATCCGCCGCACCCTCGGCACCCGAGTTCTTGATGCCCCGAGTGACGAGCACTCGGTCGACACCGAAGAGGCGGCTGAGGATGCCCTCAGCGGGAACCTCGGACGAGGTGTACTTGATGCGGTCAACGATGTCGGGGTGGTGCCGCAACTGGCGGAAGACATCGTATCCGAGAACCAGCGTGTTGGGCATGAAGCCGGTGTTGGTGAGCATCGTGCTCTTACCGGTTTCGATGTCCTCAATCGGGTCCGACGAGGTGTAGTTCGACCAGACCGTGAAGTCCGAACCACCGACGACATCGGTGTCCCAAATGCCGGTCGTGAAGTAGTTGGTGTTCCAGTCGATCTCCTGACGGAGAAGCATACGCTGGGTCACGAAGGTCGTGGCATCCCGGTCGGGGTTGAGCGGGTTGTCGGCGTTCGCCCGCACCTGATCGTCAACGTCCTTGTGGAAGGCGTAGACCGAGGTGCTGTAGGTGTCGGTCGACAGGCTGTAGCCCGAGCCAGCGGACTCCGTGGACGGGGCACGCAACTGCGCCTCATCCCGGAACCAGTCGCCCTTGGTGTACTTGAAGTACTTGTCGGACTGCTTCTCAACCGGAACGGAAGGAAAGACCTGATTGGCAATGAAGTTGCCTTGATCTTGGATGTAGGCGACCGAGATGTTGGTCAGGATCGCATCGACATGAACGTCGTTGGTAGTGGGCTGAGGCATCGCTGACTCCTACTCAGGCGGCTCGGTGCGGGTTCGCACAGTTGACGAGGGCGGTCCCGATGACACCAGCGGCTCCGGTGGCGGTCATCATCTGACCGACAACGTAGTTGGTGGTGTCCGTGCCGGGGGTCTTGGCATCGGCTTGGCCGTCAGCGGAAGTGCCGATGAGGTCACCTTCGTTGAGGGCGGCATCCGAACTGATCTTCGTGACTCCGGTGACGACGATCTCGCAGGTCTGGCCAGCGGTCGGGTCGTTCTGGAGAACGCCAATCGGAACGTCGGTTGCACCGGAGCAGGCGGCGGCCTTGCCGTTGCTGTCCACCTTGACGAAGTGGTACTGCTTGGCCGAAAGATCAGCCGCCGCTTCCAGTGTGATCTTGAGGGGCTGTGAAGCCTTGTATGCCATGTCAGTTACCTCGCAGGTACTCGTTGTAGAGGGAAGGGTTCGCATCGACGGCCTTGGCGACCGCCTGCTCATGCGTCAAGCCGGGGTTCGCCTCAATGAGACGAGCCGCCGCCTTGTTGATCTCGCCAGTCGGACCATCGTTGTCGAAAGCCGAAGCCTTGCCCAACTCAGCGAAAAGGTTGCCGGTGCTGATGCCCTCGTTAGCGGCAGTGAGCACGGTCATCAGGGTGTCGAAGGTGGCCTCATCGACGGCCTCAGCGACCGACTTGAGCACCTTGCCGAACGCCTCGGCCTCGGCGGGGAGGGCGGAGAGTTCCGCCGCCTTGCCGATGAACTCCCGCTCAAGGCGGAAGTCACGCTCGGCCTTGGCGATCTTCTCAGCGGCGGCGGCCCGATCCTCGGCGGCCTTGACGATGGCGACGATCTGCGGGTCAGCCGACTTGAGGATGTCAGTGTCGACCGCCTCGGACTCTTCGGCGGCGAACTTCTCCAACTGGTCCGACATCTCGGAGTTGGCGGCCTCCAGAGCCTCAATGTACTCGTAGACCTCGGAGGGAAGGTCGATCACGTCGTCCTTCTTCATCTTCTTGGAGCCGTACATCTTGTCCATGTCGTCTTCCTCGTCTTCCTCGTCGTCCATCGCAGGAGGCATCTTCGCCTTCTTCATCTCGTCCTCGTCCTCGTCATCCTCGGACTCGTCGTCAACGCCGAAACGACGCTTGAGTTCCTCGGGCATCTTGTCGCCCTTGGCCTTCTCAACCTCGTTCTGCTGTTCGTTCTCTGAAGTCATGTGCTCCTGCTCCGGTGTGTCGCTCTTGAACAAGACGACCTTGCTCAACTGGTTGGCTGGACGAGTGACGAGACTGATCTCGTCAAACTCCATGTCCGTAAGGCGGTTGCCGTTGGTAGCCATTGCCATCGAACAGTAACGACCCGCTTATTGCCGCATCAAGAGTTCTTGCGAGATTCTTTCTCGCTCTTTCCGACGGGCTTGAGCGCCATGATGCGCTCCACAATCTTGGGCAACGAACTCTCGTCCAGCATCTCGCCGGGGACGAACATCACGCCCTTATCGCCATCGGCCTTACCCACGTTGGTGGCCATGTCGGTTGCCGCCGTCTCGGCGTAGCCAGTGGCATCAGTCAGGTTGAGCGGGATGTACTTCAAGTCACCCTCCTTGTCGGGAGCACGGTAGTAAGTCGTGAATGTGGACAGGTCGAATATGCCGATCTGATCGTTGGCTCGGCCAAGGTCGGCGGCGGACTCAAGTGACGGCATGACGACGGAGACATCTAAGTAGATGTAGTCGACACCCTTCTCCGTCTCCCGCCATGCACCGAGGTGGTGGCGAGGCTGGGCCAAGAGTTCGGCGTGGTCCCGTGCGTACTGGCGAATCGACTCTTCACTGAACTCATCGGCCCGAACCTTGCGCTCGTTCTCCTTGCCGACTGCTACGGCCACACCTTTGCTTCGCATCTCGCTTCGCTTCGGGTTGAACGTGAACCCACCGTCCCGAGCCATCGCCGCCAACTGCTTGGCACGCTTACTAGCGGCCTCGGTGATGCGCCTCATCTTCGGCTTAGTTCCACCGCCCGTGGCAGTCTTTCGTCGGCCATGAGTCTTCTGGTCGTGAGAGGCGTGCTTGGTCAGTAGCCCGCCCTTCTTGCGCTGTTTGTGGCTTCGCTTGTTGTTGCAGGAGGCGCACGAAGCAACCAACCTGTTCTTGCCAACGTGGTCAGCCTGAGTGGCCTTGGCTCCGCACCAGTGGCACTTCGCTCCATTCGCAAGCAACTTCTCCCGCTTCTGCTGGTGCTCCCAGCCGTAACCTCTTTCGGTCGTGTTGCCCTTGTATCGGCTGTCCTTCTTCTTCACGTTCTCGTACCGCTCAAGAAGACGGCGACCCTTGGCGGCCAACTTCGCCGCATCGCTTCGGTTCTTGGGAACTGGCTCGCCCCATGCGGCGGCGGCCAGAGCAAGACGAGTCGGCTCACCCTTGTCGTTCTGTAATGGGCCAGATGGGTTGGTGTAGAAGCGAGTGAGGAATGAACCCTTGCGGCGCATCTTCTCGGGGGTATCGGCCTTGCCCTTGACTCCCGGCTTCAGGTTCGCCCCTTCCTTACGCTTGAAGTGCGCTCGGCCTGCGGCGGTGAGTCCACCCTTCGGGTCTTTGATCGGCTCTTTCTTGCTCATGTCTTGAACTCCCGAGATTCCCCGCTTCTTCTTCCGCCTCTTCTTTGACCCCATCACTGAGGCGACATGCACCGAGTTGACGGTGGGGTTGTCCTTCTTGACCGATTCTGAACTCGGCTCGTAGCCCCACGTTCCCGAGATCAGATACCAGACGACCTCGCCGTGAGCATCGACCCACCCGTCGCTCGTCTTGCGTTGCTCCACGATGGTCTTGTTCGCATCGGAGAACCGGTACTCAGCCACCACGTTGTCGTTGTCGTCAAGGCGCTTGATAGTTCGGTACGCCACCTTGGCCACTGCCACGAAACTCTCGTTGATCTGCTCGCCAATCTCCAGCGCTCCACTCGGAGTGTTGACCTGCGCCCAAAGACGAACCATGCGGTTGTAGTAGGTGTACCGCTTCTTGGTGTTTGTCTCTTCTCGGTACAGGTCGTAAATCTTGTGGCTCTTGTTCTTCGTCTCAATCGACTCAGGGGTGTGGAACTGCAACTCAAACTTGAAGCCAGCGGGGTGCTTCATCTTGATGTTGATACCGTCGTAGGGATCGCCCTTCGGCCAGAAGTTCTTGATGCGGTCGAACTCAATGCCGTCTGCACGAAGATCGTCCAGCACCTTCCAGATGGTGTCGGAATACTTGCCCTCTTCGACTACGCCCGTGTAGCGGATGATGTCGTTCATGCCCTCGGCAACTTCGGCCCGAGACTGCCCCTTCTCTGCTGAGTCAGCGTCAATCTTGCGAGCGATGGACTTCTCAGTCTTGACTCTGAACTTCAAGCCATAGGTATTAGCCCCATGCCTCTCTAGGCTCCGCATCAGGCTGTCGGTGAGTTGCGGCTCATGCTCCATCCGACTGGCTCGGACGCTGGCGGCCAACTGGCGTGCCTCGGCGCTGTACTTACCCTCGGTGTCTTTCTCGTTGTCGACGGTGGGGTACTTGCCACCAACCGCAACTTTCCGTCGCCCGTGGGTCTGTTGGTCATGCTGGGTGCCGAAGTGCTTCGTGAGTTGCTTGGGCACCTTCTTCCCCGGCTCACTGATAGTTGAGAAGATGGCGGCGAGTTTGTCAGTCATCGCTACCTCCAAGGTTGGCCTTCTGGCGAATCTCGACCTCTGCGTACCAGTC